TAATTTATTTTTTCTTTAAAAGCTGTATAATCTTTATTTAACAAAACCAATTTACTTATAATGTTGCTTTTTATTTCGTTACATAATTCGTCTGCTTCTGCTTTTTTATTTTTTTGTAAATTATTATAATAATTTACTAAAGCACTATAAACAGCCAAAGGATATTCAATTTGGCAAATATTGCTTTTGTTACTTTCGTAACTATAAGAACTGCCATCATACGTTCCATTTACTGTAACATCACCATCGCTTATTTTACCACTATTACTATCATCAGCATCAGCATCGAAACTATCTATGTTTTCTTTTGATATATAAGCAGTTATTTCATCGTTGCTTTCTGCGATACTAATCTTACCATTATCAACAGTATTCGTGATAAGATAGTTTTGATGAACTAGATATTTTTCCAAAGAAGGATAATTTTTATAATCACTATTTATTAGTTCAGCAGTATCAGTAGATATAAAACTTTCATATTTTTCGTAAAAGCTTTTATAATTTTCATAAAATTTTTTCAAACCACTTTCACTTGAAATTTCCGTATCTTCTATTTTTTTATATAAACTTGAAAGTTCTGATAAGAAAGTTTTAAAACTTTTTTTATTTTTTTCTCTTGCTGTTTCTAAATCAGTCAGAATAGCATTAAATCTATTTTCTATATTGCCTTTAACATCTTTAATATATTCTGATGCGTCTTCTGTTGTTGTTACTATTGATTTTCTAAGATTGTCTAATTTATCTAATGCACAATTTTTTAAGCTATCTGTAAAATTTTTACTCATTCCCAATCTCCATTATATATTATAAATAAACGCTAAAAAATTTGAGCCTTCGACATTTAGTTCGTCGCTACAAAAATCTAAATTTTTATCTTCGGGTAAAGTATCATCGTTAGTAGAGTCAACCTCATTTGCTTCGGTATTACCATAAGAGAAGACGCTTCTTGAAGCGGCTCTATAATGTGAAAAGCTTGGAATAATATCCAAAAAGTTTTTAGTTGTTTCAGCCAATGTTAATGTTACTTTAAAACCCCTTCTTTGTATTAAAGCAAAGTTTTTGGTTGTTTCGCTACCACTAGTATCAGTGCTACTACCACTATAATTTGTAGCATAATAGTTATTTCCCCAATCATCTTCACTTATATTAGATATATCAACATTTGTTACTATATATCTTTTCATGTTTCTAAAACCATCCAAACTTCCAGTAACATGTATAGGTTCATACTTATCATTTGTAGCACTCCCACCTTCTAAAGGGTAAGTGTATAAATTACCTACTGTAGTATAAATAGGTTTATTTTTGTCATCAATATCCCCAAGTGAAGGGTTATCGCTCATATCTACTGATGGATAAATACGTATAATAGGTGGTCTAATAAATTTTTGACTACTACTATCTAAATATGGAAATACTAAACTTCTATAAGCTTGTTCTATTTGACCAATAAATTTAGGTGTCCAAGTTTTCATCCATTCAAAATAGTTATTGGAATTTATATTAGAATCAGAATCATCATTAGGGCTTAAAGCCAAATAAGTAGCTTCTATTGTAAGAGTTCCAGCGTCAGTTCCAGTATAAGTTCTTAAAGACAAGAATCTACTCATGAGTTCTTCCACATTATATTTTGCTTCAAGAGTATCGCTTCCAAATTTTGGGTTAAATTCAAAAGGTATTTCAAAAGGTTGTTGTATACCATCATTACCACTAAGAAAAGGTTCTATATATAAAAATCCCATTTTTTTATAAGAATTTAACCTTTCGACAACTGTTGAATAAATAGCTGTATCTTCGTCAACACCTAAATTATTATTTCCAATAGTTTGTTTTTTGACATAATCTTCTAAACCTACAGATTGAATACCTATATAAGATATTCCATTTATTTTAGGTCTTTCACCCGATATTGCTTCGCCTATAGGTTGTGAATAATCATCTTTTTCGTTAGCTATAATTATAGTTTCGCTTTCTCCATCCTCATCACTTGAAGCAGAACTACTTAAATTTGAAAGCCATCCACCACTAATAGCACTACTTATGGTTTTCCAAGCTGACGAAGTTGTGCTTGTAGATAAACCTAAAGAAACAGCAGTAGAATCCGTTCCTGATTTACTTGTCTCGTTTTCTGTTCCAGTTGTTCCTAATTTGCTTTCGCTATCTCCTCTGACAACGAAATTATACATATTATGAGCATTTCTAACTTGCCTTCCTGGTCTTGATTCATACATATTATAATAGTTTGAAGCAACTAAAAGTGCGAGTTCTGTAAGTGTAATTCCTTTTTCGTTCCAAGCACTTAAAGTATCAGTAAGTTCTTCAAGGATTCCAGCACCCAAAGCATTTGTTAAAAGAGTGCCTACAGATGAATCGTTTGTAGGTAAATTGCTAACAACAGCATCGTCTATAAAGTTTGAAAGTGCTGTATGCCCTACAGCACCAGTTAGCAAACCTATAACTCCACCTAATACAGTATGGTTTGCTCCGTATAAACCTCTTGTAGATGTAAGCTTTACGTTTTTGTAATTATAAGATTTTGCTTTAACAAGCCAATCGTCAAACCTTTTATCTAGTGCTGTTCCACTAGGTCTTTCACTATCTACATCTTCATCAGAAACGGCATTAGTTAAAAGATTAGTAAAAATATCTGAAACAGATGTAGTAGCCATAGAGGTAAGGGTGTTAGTTAGCATGTCGCCATATCCACCCACACCACTATTAATTAAGTCATACCAATCTTCTATTGTTGGGTCATCTTGAGAACCAACATTAGATTTTATAGCACCATTATAATTATCATCATCTATTTCATTAGTTTCGTGGTCTATATTCCATGTTGTTTTAAACTTTTTTCTTTCTTCGTCTTTGTCTGCCATTAATAACCTCTATCAATTACCAAAGCCTGGATTATATTTAATATTTCTTGACCAACTGTTTAAAGTATTGTATATGTCTTTCATCAAGTCCTTCATACTATCAGCTTCTTTTGCTTCATTCTTTAACTTTTTCTTATTTTCTTCTTCTTCTCTCTCAATTCGCTTCTTTTCCATTTCGTAAATGTTTAAAGTAGCTTTTTTAAGTTCGCTTGTTTCGAGTCTTAATTGCTCTAACTCAGCATTAGAATTGTTTTCTGCTTTTTCTGCTGGTCTAACAGCATTGTTCATTCTCTTAGAAACGCTATCCTCATTAGAAACAAAAGAAGTAGAACTATTATTACCAATAGCAGAAGTCTGTTGGTCAGCTCCAGTAAATCCTTTTGCAACCATTAAAGTATCGTTTTTTACGCTTAATTGTTCTGCTTTAGGTTTATTCAATTCTGTTGTAGCCTCTGTATTATCGTCTACAGATTTAGCTAACTTAGTTTCTATATGGAATATTTTACCTAAAAGTTTAGATAATCCACTAAGCAAGCTAGCAGCAAATTTTATTGGAACTAAGAGAAGATTTACTGCAAACAATACTACTTTAGCCAAAATTTGAAGCAAAGGAGAAAGGTCTGTAAGCGTTTGGGCAATCGTAGGCAAAAGTTCTTCAAAAGCATCTGCAAAAATATCCAATACTGGCATTAAAACAGACTCAAATACTTTAGAAACTTTTTCCATCATCTTTTGTATTTTTGGAGACTTTCTCAAAAGACTTCCAAGAAAGCCAGCTATTAAAGAAAAAATTCCTAAGAATTTAGCAGTTTTTCCTAAGAAGCCGCCATTCTTTTTTTCATCAGATGATTCGCCTTTTCCCGATTTACCGTCTTCCTTCTTCTTATTTATTTCTTCCAATACAGTCTTAACTCCAGTTAAGAAGCCTTTTCCAGTATTAATAAGCTTTGCAACAGGACTTACAGAGCCTTCTAGCCAATCGTTAAGCCCTGTTCTCATTTTAGAAATTTTAGAAGTAACATTATTAGCAAACCCATTACCTATGTTCGTAACTGATTTAGCTATTTTTGAAGCACCATAAGCAAAACTCTCTCCCATTGTTCTTCCTTCTATTATTGCGACTTTTTGAAGATTATCAGCGTCTAAAGTAGCTTCAACTTTAATTTTCTTTTCTTTGCTTATTTTATCTAAGCTCTTTCCCATTGTGTTGATATAATCATTAACACTATGAAGTTGAACATTTTGATTAGCGAAAGCATTATCTAACTTTTTGGCTTCGCTAATATTTTTTCCCAAAGCATCTTCGCTCTTTTCTAATTCTTTTCTGCTTTCTGCTAAATACTCTAACTCTTTTATTGAAAGATTGCTATTCGTTTGCATTATTTTAACAGTGGTTCTAAGAGAAGCTATTTTATGTTCCAAATCATCTCTTTCTTTTTCATTAAGCTGTAACGCATTCTTAACAGCTTCTGTTGAGTTATATATTTCTTTCTTTTTTGCTTTCAAAACTTCAAGAATTTCTTTTTCATTTTTCATGCCTATTCTTCCGTTTGCTGCTCTTACTTTAGCATCTTCATTCATCTGTAAATAAATTTCTCTTTGTTTTTTTAATTCATCTTTAAGACGTTCTGCTTTTGTAAAATATCCATGTTTGTTTGCTTCATCTAATGATTTTTCCAAGCTGTGTATTTTTATGCCTTGATTTAAAATATCATTAGCTTTATTTGCTATTTCTTTAAACTTTTTATCAGAATAGTTTGAACTTTGGTTCAAAGATTTAACGAATCCATCACTTATACCATTAGACAAAATATCGCCTGACTCTTTTGAAGTTTCGCCAACTGTTTTTTCAAAACTACTTTTAAACTTTTCTCCAGCATCAGCTAATGCATTTGATAAAACTTTTCCTATAGCATTGCCAACAATAACAGCTATAGTAGCAAATCCAACTCCAAGCTTTTGTATTCTTCCTTCCATAGAGTTGAAAATATCTCCAAGCTTTTCAACTGCTGTTTTTGTATTATCGACACTTTCTTTTAATGCATTGCTTGCCGTTTCTTCTGGTGTTAAAGTTTCTTCTATAGCTCCAGACATATCGGCTGCTTTTATTGCCATTCCAAAATCTATACCCATAGCTTCTGCATAAGCTTTACCAGCTATAGCACCCATATTTTTAACCTTTTCGCCAAACTCTTTTAAACCGTCTTGAAGCGTTGATTGGTCTATATCACCAGTTAAAGCGTCTGTAATACTAACGCCTAAAGCAGAATAAGCTTTTATATTTTCTTCTATTTTAGAAGGGTCTAACATCTTATCAATCCAAGATGTTGCTTCTTGAGCAGAAATGCCTACTTTTTCCATAGCTGAAACCATAGAAGCCAAACTCGAATTCATTTTTTGTATTTCTTGGTCTGTCTTTCCAAACAAACGCATATTAGCTGAAAGTTTTACTGTTTGTTCTATAACAGACTTAGCACCTTCCGCAGTTAAGCCTGTGCTTGAGCTACTTTCATAACATCAGCATACATAGCTCTAGCTGTAGAAGCTGATACATTTCCTTCCTTTTCTAACTGAACAGTAAGTCTTGTAGTTTCCTCTACACCTAAGCCCATGCCTCTTGCTAATTGATATGAAGCTTCTGCTGCGTCATCTATATTTCCAGCATATTGAAATTTAGATAATATTTCTCCAACTTTATTACTTTCTTCTGCTGTAGCTCCAAAATTAATTCTAAGGTCTGCAACAGAATTTTTAATCTTGGCTATATCTTCTGCTGACTTACCAGCGTTTACCATGGTCCTATGAAGAATATTACCTGTCTCCACCATTCCCTTTAAATGATTGGACAAATTCTCCAAAATATTCCATGAAACAAAAACAGTAGAAACTCTTTTAGCTTCATCAGCAATATCAATCATTGACTGCTTCATTTTAGAAACGAGAGTATTTTGATTTTTATAAGTCTTTTCTATTTCTTGCTGTGTCTTTGACAGTTTTCTTGCTATTTGTTCTTGCTGTGTTAAATCTTCAATATTTTTCTCTGCTGCATCGCTCATAAATATCCACCTTAGTTAACTTAATTTTATATCTCTTTAAGAGCAGTGTTAGGGTCTTTAAGTATCATCTTTTCTATGTTAGGATAACTTAATACCTCAAGAGTAGTCTTGAAACTTCCATTAGAAATAGAGTGATTAATTTTTTTAATAACATAATATCCAGACATATCTTCAAGTCTTTGATTGCCATAATAAGAATTGTTGCCTCTTGTCGTAACAACACTACTTAATTCGCTATTATTTTTCCACTCCCATTCATCTACTGGCACATAAACGTTTAATTTAATTGGATATGTGCAAGGTTGGATTAAACCATCAAACAAATAGAAAGGGTCTCCAAGCATTTCTATAGTTCCTTCATAAACACCACTTGACAATGCTGTTCCATAAGCATTTGACGCTACATCTGTCGTAGCTAATAAATTTACAGATATTCCTCCTTTAATATCTTCGCTAGTAATGCTTTGGCTAACAGAAGAAAAACCTTTATTATTTCCATCTTCTTTCTTCATTCTTGTTATTGTTTTACATTCGTCAGCATTAAAACTCTTGACAGCTGTCATTAAAGCAAATTCGCTTGTGTTTTTAATATTCACATCAGTAACACAAGTTTTAAAAGGCAAAGCTGGTCCCCAGTCATAACTTCTTATATACATTGGTTTTAGTTCTCTCCTATAATAAAGAATTATATAAATTTCATCACCATCTTGAACGCTAAACCATTTTAAAGGTCTACTCATTTGATTAGCTGTATCTATTTCTATTTCTTCACCAGTTTCTTTATCATAGTGTTTTTTTTGGTCTAATATTTGAAGTTTTTTAGGTGGGCAAGCTGCACAAAATTCGTTCATCAAAGCACCTATACTTTTATATTTAGGTGGTTCTTCTCTTACTTGCTTATAATTGCTTAAAGAACTTTCATTTCCTAAAGATAAAGTTATTTTTTTTAAATACTTAGGTAAAACAGCTTCACCATTCAAAATAGAATTATAAGTATCTTTATAAGAGATAACGGCAGTTCCATCGCTTTGTTCTTGCTCTTTAAGTAAAGACAAATCATAATCTTGCGAAAGAACTTTTGAAGCTGATTCAATATTAGAAGCAAGTTCTGTATTCTTTTTTTTGCTTTCGCTTTCAGCCCAATCTGTGTCTGACTTATCTTGCAGAAACAAAATTCTTACTGGACTAGTTTCAACAATTTCTCCTTTATTCTCGTTAAAAATATGCATCAAAGTATATAAAACTTCTTCTGGGTAAGAAACTATTTCTGTATATCTTTGCAAAAATCTTTGAGATAAAATTCTTTGCTCTTTTGTTTCAACCGCATTAATTGTGTAAGAAAGACCAGTTCTTGTTAATTTTTTTTCATATCCAAAAATCTTTAATTCTATATTTCTACTCATAGAAGTAGTTTGATTTTGAGATTCTAATTGCTCCTCTTGACTAACATTAGCAGTTGAGTTTTCTGCATTTGTATTATAATTTGCATTATCATTATTTAGTGAATGTCCATCTTTTCCTTCTTCTTTTGTTTTCTTTTCATTTGACTCAACCCAAGAATTAGCTAGAACAGTCCAAGATACACCAGCACCATAAGTTACATCCCACCAACGGTTAGTTCTTTTAGCTGTTGCATAGGTATTTTTATAATAGTCTATAGCTTCTTGATTATTTCTTTCCCCACTATTAAGAGCGATATTATAATCAGCATATCCAAAGCGAACAATCAAGTTTGTGTATGAAGCTTTTTTTTCTAATTTTGAAAACTTTAAATAATCATTTTCTGCTTCCGCTACTTCTTCATCTTCTTCACTACTATCAGAACTTGTCTTAGAAGAATATTTGTTATTATAATATCCTTCTTCTTTATAAACTGATAAATTATTTTTAGTGTATTTGCATTTAGAAGAATATTGACTATACACTTTATTTGTAAGGTCGTTTAATGTATCTTCTGAAACAGTTGCTCCTATTTGCTTCTTAATATTTTCTTTAATATTTTCTTAATATTTGTTTCATTCGATTCATAGTTATAATCAAATCCTAATGTAATATAATAAGTCGAACCATTGTAACTATAGCTTATTGGATAAGTCTTATCAATATTCTGTCCAAGAGCTGAAACTTCATTCTCGCTAAATTTTAATCCACTTAAAGGGTCTTCGTCTTCAAAAATATCATCTCTTAAAGAAAGTCTTATAAGTTGCTCAAGAGAAAATTTTACATCTGTTTTTCCTGTTGTTGCATTTGTTGCTGCGTCTGTTGTAAAATGATTATTTCTTAAAAAATAATTATGAAAAGAACCAAAGGATTTATCAAACAACTCAAGAGTTACCGTTTTAACTCCATTATCTTCTACACTAAGACTTTTGATGAATGGATGTTCTATGGAATTAATATAGCCAATTAAAGGCTTATAATCATAAGGATAACCTTCGTCCGCCTTTTCATCTTTAGGTTTAAAACCATATCTAAAACCTACTTCAACAAAAGGTGTCATTCCAGAGAGAAAATCATAATAATGGTCAATATTTAGTAAACCTTGTTTTGCTTTATCGCTTTTTGAATAAGATGAGTTATTACCTTCTATACAAGACCAACTTTCTATAAAATTTTCAACATTACTAAGCTCGGCAAGTTGCTGTTGTGTCTCATAATCAGCATACCCAGTAGTTAAAATAAGTTGTTTCGTTCTTTCTTCTTTAGCCTTTACAAAAAGGATTGAATCATTCTTTTCTCCATTTATAAATTTTTTATAAAATTCACTTGCTTTCCATAATACATTATTTCCATCACTACCAGTAGAGCCACTTGAATCATTTTCTGATGAAGGAGAATATCCCCATGGGTCGTCAATTTTTATATATTTGACGTTCATGTTTTCGTCTGTTACTATACCACTACAACATACATAATGACCGCCAGATTTAAAGTTTCCGTTTTCATCAAAATATCCTTTTACTCTTAAAATTGGAATATAGTCTATATATTTAGTGTTATCTTCTTCAATTACACACTTATCTGTTATGGCTTTAAAATAACTTTCCTCGCTACCAAAACCGCTTTTATATTCAGCAGCTCCAATTTCTTCTTCGGAGTCAATCCATAGCTGTGCTATTATTTTCATATTTTCGATGGAAGTCTGAGGTTCATACTTTCCACTGTCTTCTGGCATTTCGAGATTTTTATAACTCCATCCAGAATAGCCATTATGATGGTAGTATTTTATAAGCATTTGTATCATTTTAGATACCATTGTGCTATTATCTTCTAAATAAAAATCCTCTTCTTTTGGATAATTATTACTTACGTATGTTTCTCCAGCATCATCTTCGTTTATTACATATTTCGTTTCAGTTATGTTTTTTATTGTAGGCTTTTCTTCCCAGCCACCATATTTCAAAGCCATAGACAAGCTTGTGAAATTGCATAAGTTTTTCCAATTTATATTAAATTCTTTAATATTCTGAACATCGTATTCGTCGCCAGTTTTATTTATTTCATACGAACAGCAAGGGAAATAGCAATTAAAATCAAAGTTTGATTCTCTCTCGGCATCAGTAGCTTTAAGCCATGAAAAAAATCCACTAAGTCCTTTGCCTGTTGTTTTTACTTTGTAGGAAATTGGGCTACCCTTAAAATACAAAACTGGTATTTTGCTAGGCGTATCTCCATCTATTTTTACAACACGCATTCCACCTTTTTCAAGAGCTTTGATGTTATTGTCATTAAAAGTGTAAACCAAGAAAGATTTATTTGCATTCTTTTTGTCAGCTACAATATAAGCTTTTTTAACTACAATACCACCCATTTTTAATGGTTCTAAAGTTATTTCGTCTTGGCTATGCTGATTTATAAAAGATATTTCTTTACCATTGCTGTCATAATCAAAATCAACTTTGAATGTTCTTTCTGCCATCTAAAACCTCTTTTTTAACTTAGAAAATTATCTAATACTTTTTTGACACTTTCGTCATATTTTATTTCTAATTCTTTAATTCCATTATCAAGACAAAATTTTCTTTTAATTTCATCTTTTAGAAATCTATTCTTATCATCAAAAAACTTCACTTTTTTATAGTGTTGTTCACCTTGGTATTCTATAACCGTATTTAATTCTGGAAGAAAGAAATCAAACGGAAGTTCTCTAATATATTTGCATTCTGGAAAACAATACTCTTGTTCATATTTTATGTCATGTTCTTCGAGATACAATCTTACCTCTTTTTCTCCTTGGCTTTCAGAACAGTAATCGCACTTTCCGTAAATTATTCTATATGGAGGTTTATAGTTTATTTTTCCACAAGTTTTGCACCGAACTTTTAATCTTTCAAGATTATTATTTCCATAAACAGTTTCAGAGAAATCCCAAACATCTCCATGATTTTCAATACTTCTTCTTTTGATTTCTTCTACTGTAAGTTTTCTATCTTTATTTCTTAATTCAACACCACACTTTGGACATCCATGACCGTTTAGCATATCATTAGGTCTCATTGATTGTTTTCCATGCTTTGGACAAACAAAGTCCATAAGTTCTATTGCTTTAGTATATTTGCTATTTGAGAAATCATATTTGGGATATAGCTTTTTGAGTTTTTCCATTGTTCTATTTGATTTGTTTTTTATTCTGCTCTTTGCTCTTTTAAGTTTTCCACATTCTGGGCAGCCTTTTCCTTCAAGATGTTCATAAGGAGATTGTTCAAACTCTCCGTGAATAGAACAAATGATTTTTACTTTCTCTTTATTATTGAGATAGTTTACTAAAGAATAATCATACTTATTATTATGAACTTTTTTAGCTCTACTTATAAATTCTTCTTGAGGCTTTCTTTTCTTTGTTGCAATTTTTTCAAAAGCACATTTTAAGCATCCGTGATTATGTAGATGGTCGTTAGGATTTTGTTCAAATATCCCATGAATAGGACAAATGATTTTTACTTTAGAATGAGCGTTCTTATAATTTACTAAAGAATAATCATACTTATTATTATGAACCTTTTTAGCTTTACTTATAAATTCTTCTTGTGTCTTTCTTTTTTTTACTGCACTTTTTTCAAAAGAACATTTTGGACAACCATGATTATGCAAATGGTCGTTAGGATTTTGTTCAAACTCTCCGTGAATAGGACAAATAATTTTTACTTTTGTTTTTGTATTAATATAAACAGTTAAACTGTAATCGTATTTATTATTATGAACCTTTTTAGCTTTACTTATAAATTCTTCTGTAGTAAGTTTCTTCATAAGTAAAGCTTAGGTTTATAAATGATAAAAGTCAAATGAAGGTTATAGAAATAACCTTCATTAATAAATTAAGCAGATTCAGAAGCTGTCTTACTATCAGGCACTTTAATTGCGAGGTCATACTTGAAAGTAGCAGAAATTTCGCATATAGCATCTTGCGTATAATCAAGCTGTCCACCAAAATCTACACTCTTTGGAAAGATACCAAACAAGTTCCATGCTCTGATAATGTTTCCCGCTGGGTCTATCTGTGCCAAAGTAGCTGATGTAGCATACTGTGTTTTATAACCATTCTGACCAGTCAAAGGATTATAAACCATACAAGACCAGTTATAAAGAATATCACCAGCTGAAAGTTCGCCGCTTGTAGCTGATGAATTACGAATATAATCGTAGAAAGTGCAAGGTATTTCATTCCAAGTGTGTTTACCAGCATAATTGAAAGTTTCATTCAAACGAGATGTTGATAAATCACCAAAAGAAATACTTGGAGCTGTAGCTGATTTTGCTACGAAAGCCAATGCTTCTGCTTGAGCAGATGTATTTCCAGGTATAGCACTAAACTGAAAAATCCAACCATTTTTCTTTAATGGTTGAATTTTAAAAGAATTGCTACTTGATATTTTTAAACCCATATAATTTACCTCTTATTCCATTATTATCTTAAATGGAATAAGAGGTCTGTTCATTTCAGTATACTTTTTTTAAATAGATTTTTTTAAAACATCAAAGAAAAAAATTTTTTTCTTTTTGTAAATTTTTTGGTTACTACTTCCTCTAAGACTTAGAGTTACATCTCTTTTTTCAAGTTCAAATCTTCCGTCTATCAAAACATCTACATATTTCAAAACTTCTTTGGCAATTTTCATCTTACGGATTTCTTTTAAATAATATCCAGACCACAAATAAACCTTAACAGATTTATCATACTTTTTAATTTCCTTTATTATCTCTAAAGTATCTTTTACGTTATAAGGTGCTAAAGGTTCACCACCTAAAACTGAAAAATTTCTTTTAATATCGTTCTTATGGAGATTGTTTTTTATCTTCTCTATAAGAACTGACCTTTCAATTTCAGTGCCGCCATTTTCATCCCAAGTTTCCTTGTTATGGCAGCCTTTACAGTGGTGGGGACAACCTTGTAAGTAAAGCGATAAAGAAACTCCATTATCACAATCAGCTATACTATTATAAATTATCCCAGCATATCTCATTAGTTATCCTTAAAAATTTTATGCTTCTTTCTATCTCTTACTTCTTCTTGTTTACCGTCATTAAAAGCTGTTGTATAATTTCCAGTTAAATAGCCAGTTACTCTTCTAAGTCTTGAAATAGATGTAGAGCCACACATAGGGCAAGTATCATTAATCTCATCAGTATATCCACAAGAATTGCAAGTATCGTTTGGAACGTTAATAGCAAAATAAAGAATAGAATGATTATTTTGCTTCATAGCTTTAGAAATAATATCTGCTACTGCTTCTATATTATTCTTTGCACCAGAATCCAATTCAATATATGTAATACAACCAGCGTTTGAATATGCTGTAAGTTCTGCTTCTTTTTCAATCTTATCAAATACATCAATATCTTCCCAAACTGGGATGTGCATACTATTTGTAAAATAAGAGCGTGTAGAAACATCTTTAATGTTTCCATATTTCTTTTTAAACTTAGTCATAGCAGTATAGCATAAGTTCTCAGCAGGAGTGAAATAAACTCCGTAATTCAAATGATAAGATTTCTTTTCTTCAAGTTGTTTCCTAGCTTCTGTATAAAGTGTTTTTAATTCTTTAGCATCCATGTATTGTTTCCTCCAAAAATTTCTGTATATTTTCTTTATTATTCTTCCACTCGCTTTCTTTAATTCTAATAAGTTTTATATGCTTATTTTTGCAAAGCATATCTTTAAACCTATCTCTTTTGACCATATTAGGAAGCGAATGCCAATAATCGCCATCGTATTCTATTCCAATCTTTAAAGACGGAATGTAAATGTCTAATTCAAAAGGCTGAATAGCTTCTCTGTCTGAATTTGTAGCATCTGGAATTAAAGTTTTAACAAATTCAAAAACTTCTATTTCACCTTTTGAACGAGTTATTTTTTTAGCCGTTAAGAAACCACAAGAAACTCCATATTTGTCTAATAAAGTTTTCTTTGTTTTTTCTTTTATTATATCACATTGCTGCGGATTTTCAACTTTGTAACGGTTAAAAAGAACCTCTTTTATTTTCTTCTTTCCCTCTTTAGAAGAAAAGTAATTTTCCGAACCATATCTCTCTAATGTGGTCTTTTTCATTTTGCTCTTAACCGTTTCAGATTGAGCTGGATTCTTTTTACCATATTTAGAAAGATTAGTTTTTTCTGTTTTCTTCTGAACTTGTTTATCCAATGATGAGCATTTAGATGAACAGTGCTTCGCATATCCCTTATTCCTACCTAAAAAAGTCTTGCAAGGCTTACCACAAACTGGGCAAGGTTCATATCCTTGAAGTTTGTGGTCTAACCAATATAAACTTTCTTTATCAGTTAAAAAAGGAAATTTTTCATTCAAAAGGGCTTTTATTTCTGGCTTATACTTTAACCACAATTTCCAGCCCTTTGGAGATTTTCTATAGACTTCTAAAAGTTTAGCAAATTTCGCTTCCATTACAGTATTCTTCAATTTGCTTAATTTCTTCTTCTGTAATTTTGTCTCCTCTAAGTTCAATCATTTTCTTAGCAATCTGTGAAGCTGTAAGATTTGGCTTATGTTTCTTTTCTTTTGCTTCATTACAAGCGTTTAAGAATGTTTCTTCTATTCTCTTAGCAAGTTTCATTCCCTCATCGGTAGTATGATTTTTACCAATAAGTATCTGTAATGTTTCAGCAATTCCAATTTGTCCTACTGCAAGAGTTCCGTGTTTAAGAGCCGATATAATACCATCTTCTTTTATATAACCCTTCATAGTGTTGTTTTCATAAGTAAACTTAGCTGCTTCTGGAGACTGCTTAGCAATCCAGTTAAATCTTTCTTCAAGACCATCAATACAATTCTTAATCTTCTTATTAAGAATGTCGAAGAAGATTGTAATTCTTTCTTCTTCTGATTTTCCTTTTTTGAAAGCTTCCATAGCAAGTGTTGGAAGAATTACTGTTGCTGGAGTAATATTTCCTCTTCCGTCTTTTTGGTCTCCAAAGAACAAATAATTTCTTGGAAGTTTTCCAGAATCAACTATTTCATCAAGCAAATCCTTGTAATAGTCTGGAGTGAAGTTTGCATCAAAACCATTAGCAGTTCTACAACCCATAGTTGAAAAGATTTCAAGAGGAGATTGACCTTTTTTTGACACTATCTTTTCATCATATACTTCAAGCCAAAGCTTATCAGCAATCTCTTTATCATTTTTAAGAAGATTTTTAAGCTGCTCATATTTAACAGGATTACTTTCATAATCTTTAAGAGCTTCTTCCTTAACCTTTCTATCAGCTTCAACTTGGGATGTTTGATTAACCCAATCACAGTTAGCATAGTTTGGATAAAGCCTTGCTGCTGTAGACTTAGCTGCTAAAAGGAATAAGTCATAGTTAGGGTCTCCCTTATTAAGATTTATTCCTTCTTTTACTTGGAAAATGCCACAAGGGAATATTGAAGTTTTTCTCATTTTTCCTACACCTTCAATAGACTTTTCAAGAATTGACTTAATAATCAATCTACCTTCTGGAAGAGTGCATGTTCCATAGTTAATAGAGGTAAACGGAAGCTGATTACCACTTCTTGATTGAAGCGTATTAAGATTATGATACATCCCTTCTACTGCTTGGTTTAATTCTTTTACTGTTAATTCCAAAGCTTCTTTATAAATCTTGTTTCTTGCAAATCCTTTTCTATAAATACTGTCTTCTATAGAAGTATTTCTAACTTGCTTCTTAGTAAGATTTAAATGCTTTTTTCCAAGAATTTTTTCTACATTAGAATAGTGCTTATAAAAGCTTAATCTAAGGTATGGAACTAAAGTCCAGTCAATGTGTGTGAATGAAACCCCACCAAACTGTTGTAATGATTGCAGCTGGAATGCTACTGCTGCAATCTGTAAAGCAGAAGAAACAGAATTTGCAGGTCTAATATCTGTCTGTCTTGTATTGAATCCATATTCGAGCAAATCATCGATAGGGATTGACAAGCAATTTGGCTTTCCTACTGCTAAGCTGTTTAAGTCGTGAAGATAAACTTCATTATTCTTATGAAGCTTTGCTACTTTAGGAGAAATATAATATTCGAGAGCCATATACTTTGAAAGTTCACTCTCTGCTTCTCCTTCTCTTCCTCCATAAGAAAGTTCATCGATGTTAGCATTCTGTCTATCGTTCCTCTGACCATCAAGTTTTGTTTTAAAAGTTGTAATTGCTGGTTCTGCTAAAAATCTTGCTCTTGAACGTTCTTCTCTATAAAGAATATACGATTTAGCAATATCATAATTGCCACTATCCATGAGAGCCTTTTCAACTAAATCTTGAATCTTTTCTATTCCTATTACATCTTTGTCTTTTATTTCATTAAAGACTTTTTCTGCAAGATTTTTAATATCTATTTTTGAAACTCCTTTTTTGCCTTTAGCTATTACAGCTTCATTAGCTTTTGTGATTGCTAATATTATTTTCGATAAATCAAATTTTTGTCTTTTTAAACCATCTCTTTTAATTACATCCATAAAAAAAATCTCCTATATAGTGTGAATTTAACTTACAATTCCGATTTTACACTATATAGGAGATATTGTCAAGAATTTTTGTCTACTTACATATATAAGTAAAAGAAGCAAAGAAACTTCCAGTTCCTACCGTTGCATTTTCTATAGCATTGGAAATTGCTTTTTCTATTGTAGTTTCATCTGTAGAAAGAAACAGAAATATTCTCTCCAGTGAGAATAATATTATTAATAGAATTAACAGTTTTAACTACTGCTCAGTATATTGATTCTTTGTAAGAAGTTCAATATTTTTAGAATAAACTTTATCGTTTGCATTATAAGCTCTATTTTCTACAGTGTTTGAAAATTCGTCAGCTTCCTTAAAGTCCCTTTTACGCTATCATAATTCTTTAAATAATCTAAACCAATAAGTGTTGCCATTTTTTATATCTCTATCCAATTTGTAGATGTATCGCTGCTAATTACTTTTATTTCATCACTACCTAAATACAAAGCGTCTGTAGTAGTCTCTTCTGTCTTAATTGACGAAATATCAAAACCATTACTGTCTAAAGTTCCATAGATAGTCGAGGCTTCTCCTTTTGTTGGATTACTACAAACAACCATTTTAGTTGTATAGATTTGTCCATCTGCTATAGCTGTGGCAGATGTAGGATTATTTTTTTGTCCGTAAAAGGTTAAATCATATCCAGAAGTTTTAATATTTCCACTGTCGCCAAAAGTATTACTAGCAGAAATATAACTATAAGGAACTATAGTGTTATAAGCATCGCCATCATAAGCACTATTTAGTTCGTCATATTCTCCCCAATACAATTTTAGTTTGCTTAAATTATCGCTCGAAATATTTTCTTCTGTCAAATTCTCTGCAAGACTTGAGATTGGGATTGTTAAAGGAGTTAAATCATCTATTTCTGCATCCACTTGTGTCCCAGAACTACTGTCATACGAAGTAAAGAGATTGTTTAATTCAAAATTTGAAATCAAACATTTCCCATTATAATAAACAGCATAAGCTCCTCCTTTTCTAACATAATTAAAAATCAAATTGCTATCTGCTATTTCAACTGATGAATTATGAGCAGAGAGATAACTTGACCCAGAAATAGCATCGCTACTCCAATGTCCATCCTCTGTATTGTCTGTGTAATCTTTTTCGACATAATTGACCGACTTGTATTCTAATTTATTTTTGTTAACTACAAGAGAGCCACCACCTACAGTTATTTCACTGGCTTCTATTTTCTTTGACGCAAATTTTACAATAAGCTTTTTAAGAAAGTTTTTGAAGCTTTTGAAAGTTATATTTTCTTCTGAAAGGTTTGAACTTTTTATTGCATACTTACTCATACAATTAACTTCTCTTTGATTTTGAACTGGACACTTTTGTTTCTATGCAGACACTAAACTGACTGCTATAAGTAATAGTATAGTTACAGAGAGATTAAAAATCTCTCTGTAAAGTTTAATAAAATTCCAAATTTGAAACAGACGCTTTTGTCTAATTAGAGGAGCAAAACTGACCACTATAAGTAATAGTATAGTAACGAGAGTTTTGAAAAACTCTCTAAATTAGTTTAGATTAGAGTATTGCTTCGCAATAGCGAGAACAAAGTTCTCGCTAGGAGTATAATCCCAATCTGGATGATACTCTGTTTAAAAGAACTTCTAGATTAAAAAATATTGACAAATTATTTTAAGTAGTTTAAATCGCATGTGCGTATGCATACGTGATATATAATAGAAGAAAATTTCCAAGTTGATTCTGAGTAAGCCCCTCCAGATTATTTTCTTAAACAACCTTCCAGAATTATTAAAAAAATATTGACAAAGTTTTTAATATAGTTTATATTATTTTTATAAAGGAGAACAAATTATGACTAGATTAAATAAGCAAGCAATAATACCTAACATTTTATTAGATACTCAAAAAGAGTTAAATATGACAGATTCAGAACTTATATTAATATTGAAAATCTTTAATATGGACAAATCAGTAATTCCTGATTCAGATTTGGGAAACTGTAAGATTCATCCTTTTGGAAAACTTAGAAAGTCTTTAAAGAAAAAGAATTTAATAAACTTTGAGCAGATAAAAGACTCAAATGGTGACATTGCTGGATATGTTTATGATTTTTCAGGTCTTAAAGAAAAGCTTAATGTAATTTCAAAATAAGATATAAAAAGATGATTTAACATCTTGACTTTTTTAATAATTCTTTATATATTTTAGAAAAACAGAATGTTAAAAAAGTGTCTATTGTTTTTTTGAAGGAGTTATTTAAATGGAAGAATTATTAAAGAACGATTATACATATTTTCAACGTCATGGTCATGTTGCCATATCCAATCTTTTATTGGATGTTCAAGATGAATTAGACATTTCAGATACGGAAATGTTATTTATTGTTAAAGCTTGTAAAATAAATAGAAAAATTATAAACGACTCAGATTTTGGAAAACATGTTTCTACTAAAACTCTCCAGAGAAAAAGAGCATCTCTTAAAGCAAAGGGGTTATTGGATTATAGCATTGTTAAGGGTAAAGGAAGCGATGGAAGATATAAGACTATTGGTATAGCTTATGACCTCAAACCACTTGAAGATAGACTTCAAACAATCTCTGATAATATTTATAAGGCAGAAGAAGAAAAAGCTTCTAAGATTGTAGAAGAAAAGAAAATTCTTATTGAAAAGAATGAAGAAGAAACAACCTCAACTGGAATTGAAAAGTATAAGGAGCAGTATAATATTGTTTACGGACATGAGCCAGTTATTTCATGCGAAGATTATAATTTCTATAATAAACTAAAGTCAGAAGAACAAAATTCTTTTGGCTATGTATTTAGTTGGCTGTTCTATAATCATTTGGAAGGAAGAATTATCCCAAATGTTGTATTGTTTAGAAAAACACCTTACAGATTTAATAGCTTAATAAAATATTGTAAGGATTGGAATCTTGTTAAGACCGCAGAAGAAGAAGCTCATGAAGAAGCAGAAAATATTTTTAACGCTACAAAGAAACGTGAGAAATTTTCTACGATAGTCTTAAATAAATTCTTTAAAGATTATGCAGATAAATATCCACTGTTGAAAATACCATTTGAAGATACAATTTTTGATTTCCTTTTGAATTTCTCTGTTCCAAATATTGAGGAAGAAGTATTTGATAAGGTTTCAAAGAATATGAATTTCTTTAGAGAAAAGTTTAATGACGCTATTAAAAAACTCAATGATAAAAGAAAAGAAGTTTTATTAAGTAATAATAATGACTTACAAGATATTTTGGAAGTTATGTAGTTTTATATATTGGAGGATTTTAGATGAAAGGCGATTCTATTACAAAGTTAGAAGGTATTAGTGTAAAGCAGAATACAGTTTATGGAACTGTTAAGATTGGGGATATGTTCTTTTCATCCGTAGAAAGCTTTAGAAAGTTTATGAACGGACTTGAAGATGTTTCTAAGAGGTTCGATGAAGAAACTGAATGGAAGAAAGGCTGGAAAGACTAACTCTTTTGTATAGAGTGGATAAAACCACTCTATATTTAAAAGATAAATGTTAGGAGAAATTAAATGAATAACTTCAAAAGCATACTTTTTAATGTCTTTCCTACAGAAGATTATATAAAAGAAGAAGCTGAACAAATTTTAGAAGGTAAAAATTTAAAAGGTGATTTAAACATCTTTTATAAGATAGATTTGGAATTGTTGAAAATAAAAAAAGAACAACAAGCTCAACAGCAGACTCAACCAGCTCCAGAAGGCGGTCAAATACCTGCAATACCTGCTCCAGAAGTTACTCCAGTAAGCACTGGAAGTTCAGCACCTATAGATATTTCTACTCCAGAGCAAACACCAGCTCCAGAGGGAGGGGAACAAACTCCAGAAAATGGCGAACAGCAACCAGAGAATAATGAGCAAAATCAAGACCTTAAATTTGCAGCGTCTTCTGTAGTAACAGAAGATGTTATGATTAGAACCGATAAAAAAGTAATTATTAAAAGCGAAGAAAAAATAAAACTAAAAGAAAATCAGATAAGTGAGATACAATCTATTGAAGATGTTATAGATGTTATTTCTCACAGAAAGAGTAATGGTGTAAAGCTCTTTAATGATTTCACAAGAGATATTTTAATGTTCCTTGTTGATAAGAAATTTAATGAGCTTAAAGACATTATCGATGCCAAAGACTCTAAGATTTATGTAGAGATTTACTATGGTAAGAAAAAAACTGATAGTGTAGGATTCAAAGCTGTTAAGAGACAAGGTTCAGAAGATATAACTCTTACAGTTCTTATTGATGATGAAATAGTTTCTATGCCTTTTGATAAAAATAGGCTTAATAGAAAGATTGTTGAAATTAGGAATTACGAGGTGAAAAAATAATGGAATTAAAAGACACAGCAACAATGATGATTGATGGTGATTACAAAGAACGTTTTAAGGCAGAGTATTTGCAGGTTAAGATTAGGTATGACAAGCTTGTAAATATGTGTGAAAAATGGGATAAGGGAGAGTTAAACTTTACCCCTACATGCGACAGAAATGTTTATGACCGTCAGCTTAAAGCAATGAAAGATTATCTCTCAGTTCTTGAGGAAAGAGCATTAAAAGAAAGCGTTAATCTCCAGTAGTTATCTACCGCCTTTCAAAAAAGCAGAAATTTCTGCTTTTTTGTTTTGTCTTAATAGATTGAAAAAGTATTGACATTTTTTTAGGAAAGATTTATAATATAAATGTAAGTTGAAAAAACTTACAAATATTTGAAGTCTTGCAAAACTCTGTGAGACAACGTTCAACCTTTTATTCTTGTCCTTACCCCTATAAGCATTTGCTTATAGGGGTTTCTTTTTTTGATGTTCTACATAAAAGAATACTTGACTTTTTAAGTAATAGTGATTATTATGTTTTGAGGTTTAAAAATTTATTATGGATTACTTAGAGAATAAAACAAGTGAAGATTATTTAAACGAAGATTGTGAAAGTTTTGAAACAAGTAATTTCCTAGTGGAAGACAATTTAGAAGATGTTTTGAACGAAAAGCAAGAATCAGAAAGAGACAATGAATATACCAATGCACCGTTTGAAACGTTAATTAAAAGTAAGAAGCTTTCTTTTAAAAAGAAAGGTAAGAACTACTTTGATGAAGACAGAGTTGAAGATTTAATTATTAATCAATACAAACCTTACTGTGCCTATTCTTATAATGAAAAAGGAAAACTTGTTGTTGATAGGTCAAAAGTCCCTTGCAAAATAGAAGAAGAATTAATTGGCTGGTTAATCCTTATTGCAAAAGCTATTATAAACAAATACAGATATTGGCGTTTTGACAGATATGACGAATTAGTTTCAGAAGCTGTTAAAGCCCAATGGATATACATTCCAAAATATGAACCCTCAAAAGGTAAAGCATTTTCTCTCTTTAGTATTATCGTTAAAAGACACCTCCTCAATTATACTAAAAAAAATTTGAAACATAGACTGACAGAAGACATTGATAGTGTTTTTGATGTTGGAGAAGAAGATAAAGAAGAATTTAGAATAGTTTTAGAAAATGTAGAACAAACATTCTTCAAAGTTATCAATGAACATTACACTGGAGAAAAAAGAGATTTGTATATAGACTTGTGTTCTATATTAATGGAGTTCTTCGATAAAAACAGAACACTTACAATAAATAAAAAGAAAGATTTGTTTTCAACTTTTAAAGAATATGGATATAAATCTACAGATTACAAAAAATTTATTTCAGACATAGAAACTTATAAAAACGAAATGTATGAGGAAAACTTATGAACATAGATGATTTCATGGCAAGCGTAGAAGCCAAGCTCTACGCTCCTATAGATAGAGGTCAAGTAGAAAATTCATTATGGCAACACGTTGGTAAATATTATAATAGAAGTTTGGAATATGGAAGTCTTTTTGACGATATGCTAGCCAATGTAGAAAGAAAAATTAATATGAGAAAGAAGCATGGCTTTGAGCAGAACAAAAAGACAAGACTCGACAAGATGGTAGAAGGAGAAAACAATGAGCGACTTGAAAAAGATAGCTGATTTTTTAAATAATAATTTAGATGATGAAATAAACGAAGAATTTACAAAGAGCAATAAAGAGCTTGCTAAAGAAAAAGTTGAAAAACCACTTAGCAAGGAAGATATTGATAATGCTTTAAGCATCATTGATAAAGAACTTGAAAAGAATAAAGTAGATAAAAAAGAATTATCTACTACAGAAAAAATAGAAGAAAAGCAAATTGATATTAATGGTATTCTTAAAAAGATTTTTAACCTTTCAGAAAAAGTAGATAAAAATACAGATGATATTTATGAAATGTTCTATAATCCAATTCTTTTGGAAAAGGATAGGTCTGAAAGCAGTAAAATAGCTTTACTTGATAGTCAAAGATTAAAGGTAGAATTGATGAGCAAGTTTGCAGATGTTTTAGCAGCACAAGCAAAACTTGAACAAGCTAAAGCTAAAACAGCTGCTTCTAATAACGTTCTAATTCAAGCTCAAGACGGAGCAGAAGTAGGTATTAGTTTGCACAACTTATGGGAGCAAGCAAAAGAAGATGAAAACGATGAAGATGATTGACGTTTAAAAAAGATTATAATATAATCTTTCAAAGGAGTATATATGAAGATAATTGAAACGAACGTTAAACCTTTGACTTTTAGTGAGAGAGGAAAAAAAGCAGAATACTGCGGTAGAATTTGTTATAATTCTATAAATATGATAAATGATGAAAGCTATATAAAGTTTTTAAGAGGTATTAAGAACTCTGGACACTTGTCTGTTTTGGAGCACGAAAGAGTCAACATTCTTATAGATGCAAGTAAGATGGACTATTTTAAAATAAATACTTTTGAAAACTTTATTTCAACATTGCCTAAACCTATTTTCTCTATATATCGTTACTGGGACAATGATAAGAAGATAATATTATCTGCTAATGTAAGAGCATGGTATGAAGCAAATTTTAATACAACGGCTTTACTTGGATTCTATAATGTTTTGAAAAATGCTTATCCTTATATATTTGACGTGGAAGACTTTTCTATTGATAAAAATGACCAAGTAAGAGAAATATCTGATGATGAACTTCCAGAAGACTTTGAGGATTATGCTAAATCATATACTTATTTAATTACTTGCAGTAGAGCTTGTTCTCATCAACTTGTAAGACATAGAATTTTTTCTTTTTCTCAACAGAGCCAGAGATATTGCAATTATTCAAAAGAAAAGTTCAATCATGAAATAAACTTTATTTTACCTTCTTGCTCAAGAGATTTTATGATTAACGCCCTAGCGAAGACAGAAGAAAATTATTTTGAAGCTATAGAGAAATACGGAATGAAGCCAGAAGATGCAAGGGCATTACTTCCTAATGCTACTGCTACTTTGATTGCAATGACTGGAACTAAAGCTAATTGGAAAGATTTCGTTTCAAAACGAAATGACCCACATGCACAGGAGGAAATAAGAAAAATAGCACAATCCATATCTAATGATTTAAACCTTAACTAATAATGAAGCCCTACTTTTGTAGGGCTTTTTGTTTACTCATCTTCTGTAATAAATCCAGTTGCTACCAATACTTTGTAGACTTTATTAAACTTAGTTTCTATATCATCAAGCCTTGAGCTAGTAGACCCATAATTAGAAGCATCATCTCCCCACATTTCCTTTTCCAACAATGTTAATCTATCACTGTTTTCTGCAATCTCTTTTGTCAGATTCTCATTTACTTCACTCAAAGAAGTTTCTATATTTTCTTTATTCTCACTAATAGTATTAGTTAAAGTTTCGTTAATGCTACTTATGTTGTTCGTATTACTTGTAATTCTATTTTCAAAATCTTCTACTGTTTCAGTATAATTTGAAATATCTGGTAATGTTTTGGTTACTGCTAATTCGCTATCTACACAAGAAGCTAGAAGCTCTATTATTCTTGAATAAAGAAGTTCAACCTTTTGAGTATTCCCAGATATAAGTTCATTCAATTCCTGCTTAACATCTGCTAAATTTTCATCTAACTCTGCTTTCTTATAATAAGAACCAAGATTAATAGTTAAGTTTCCATTACTGTCTAGACTTAGTGGAGAAGAAACTGAAAGAGTATTTTGTTTGCTTGTTTCCAGTTCTGCAACACTCTCTCTTGCTGTTGCATCTTTTATTGAAAATGTTTTATTATTTGCTGTAATCTTTGACGCATTTGCCATTTTTGTGTCCTCTATTCTTAACTTAAAAGTTAAAAATATATGGGCTTCTTTGAAAACTTAATAAATAGAATTAGAGGTATTAATAGACAAGCGGCAACTCAAACGAACTTAACCAACTCATACATTTTTGGCGTCATTCTTTCTGGCTCTTATATGAATTGGAAGACAGACGCACATCCTACAATCTTCTGCTTTGGTTCGTATATTGGAAGAACTGGAAAAGTATTTGTTCATGGGATTCAGCTACATAAATTGGCTTCGTTAAGTGCAAATGATTTGAATTGGTTTTTGAATCTTATTAGAAGTTACAAGGCTCAAGGTGTTGTAGTTAACCCAAGACAATTCTATTTTTATTTAAAAACTAATAAGCCTTATCTTATAAAAAAATGTTTCAGAACTTATGATGCAAATATGGCAAGCTTCAAAATTGTAAACGCTGGTCTTACAAGAATACAAACAACATATAAGCCAGATGATACAAGAGATGGATTCCTTGAAATGTTAGCACCTATGCAAAAAAGAATATTCCCAACTATTAATATAGAAAAACTTAGAACAAGCGTTATAGAAGCATTAAATACTTTCCACATTTAGAATTGACATTGTTTATCCTTAAACCTATAATTATTAAATAGAGGTTTAAATATATGAGTGAAACAACAACAAAAAATTTTGAAATTAATTGTTTGAAAAAAGCAGATGAAAACATTATGAAGAAGCTGTCTTTTGGAAATGAAAAACTTGATAAGTTTATTGACGTCTTTTTGAGAGCAGAAAGCTTGGGTGGTGTAGAAGCACTTTCTTACTTTGCCAATGATGATTTTGACTTTCAAAAGAATTATGAAAATTATTTAGAATATGCTGCTAAATATCCATTTCAGAAAGAAATGGGTGTTGACCTTTCAAGATTCCCAATGCTCCTTGCAGAATTTTTGAATAGTGTCTTTGGTCGTTGTGTAGACTATTTAGAAAATGTAAGTCTTGAAGAAATTACTCGTCTTGTAATGAACGGAACACCTGTTGCCCTTATTTATAAGGGCAAAGATACGACAGATTATAAAATGATTACTGGAGTTTCCATTAGAAAGACTGATAAGCAGACTCCAAATGGAGATAAGACTTGGGAGCCAGTTAGCTTTACCACTATAGACGGTGAGGTTTTACAAATGGAAAATTTTTATCCACTCGTAAAACCTTATTACAAGAACTATAAAACAATTATAAGATTTGAAGATTTTCTTTACTTTTGATTTGAATTATTAGCTATCAATTTCAATAGTGGTAGCAGATTCAGTTGCTTCCCTATATAAAGAAGCAACTGAACTATCGCTTACTTTATATATATTATTAGAAATAACATTATTATAAAAAACCTTTAATAATTCCAGAATAGAACCCTTCGTCATTAAATAATCCGCACTACTATTGTCCTCCAATGTATCTACTACGTCTGACATTTTAACCTCCTTTATTATCTTTCAAAAAGTTAATTAAGAGGTCAAGAAATGGATAAAATAAGTTATATCAAGGAAAAATCCTCTGGCGATGAATACAGTTTAAATGACATTGATGCTGTTAAACATATATACTACGGTAACACAGAAACCGGATATGAAGAAGCGGAAAACAACGAAGGTGAAGTAAAAATTCCTATAACAGTTCTCAAACCAGCAACAGCTTCTTTACTTGGAGGTGTATACATATCAGATGATGAAGATGTATATAATGTCACAAAAGAGAATGGTTTTCTCAAAGCAATAGTTCCAATTAAAAAAATTAGTGACGCTGACGGAAAAGAATTTTCTGCTAAAAGTTCCGAAGAATTTAACATAGTAATACCCAAAGCAGCAGTAGCTTCTTATGGATTAGTTAAAGCTGGAACTGGAACTATTCTTATAGATTCTTACGGTGTTATTTATACTAAGTTTGGTAAATCATATACAAAAGATGGAGCAACAGTAGATAAGACGTTTAATACTATTTACGAAGAAGAAACAAACTTGGATTTCTCTGCTAATAAAAGTTTGTTTGCTTTTGAGGAGGAATAATGGAAAGCAAAATAGAAAGTTTTATAACCAAAGAATATTTACTTAGTCAGCTTGTTAACTTTAACAAAGAAATTTTGAATGACTTATATTATAGAAAAAGTTATGGCGAAAGCGTAGAAAGCAAAACAAATACTTTAATTGGAGAAGACGAAAACTTATCTGTTAGAGAGATAATCAAAAATCTTCAAAAAATGTCTCTCCATATTGTAGACAAGCTTCCAATGCCTAATTCAGAAGAAGTAGATACTGATGGTTTATACATAGTTCCAGATACTAATAGCATAGACGAAAAAGCTAAGCAGTTTGTATATGTTATTACTGTAGAAGATAACGTAAATAAGTGGCTTTGTATTTCTACTCCTTCAAATGTTTTTGAAAATGAGAGAATAAATTTTACCGATGCATTTACAAGGGTTTCTAATAAATATTCATTAAGAACAAGTTTTACAACTGGTCTACTTCTTCTTGAGTATGTTAAAGCTAACGGTGAAACACAGAATTATTTAGGTTCTGACTGCTATTGTTATGATTTCTTAACTACAGACTTTGTAGATTGTTGTGTTTTCTATAATGAAGAAACTGGAAATGTTTATTATTTTTCAGAACTTAGCTATAAGAATATAGACGCTGCTTCTACAAGTTATACATCTACTTGTAATATAACAGATACGGAAACTATTAATAGTTTAGCAAACACAATACAAAACCCAGAGGGAGATTTAGTAAATGGAGACGAATAATAAAAAGGTTGTAAATAAAAGTTATCTCGAAGAGCAGTTCTACTTTTATCACAAAGAATATACAATCGAAAAGCAAAATAATATATTAAACAAATCAGACCATATTCTCTTTGCACCAGAAACAGATGAAGAACTGTCGGTTTATGATTTGAACATAAGAATAAAAGATGATAGTGAAAGACAAAACTATGACATTCTTTCTTGCTATAAGTCAGATGATGATGAAAACACTTTACAATGGGTATCTACAATTTATAGTAATGAAGATGGTAATATAGATGCTTCTTTCCTTGAAACTAAAGACAGAGCTTTAGTAACATCTCATGCTCTTAGAAAATTTATTGGAACAGATGCTATCACAACTACTGGAAATGTTATATCTGGAGACTGGGAATCTTCAATACATACAGAAGCAGAAACTAGTATTAAAGATTTAACTGTATCTACAATTACAATTAAAAATGGTTTAACAATTCCAGCTGGTGCTTCATTTAGTAGTGAAGGAACTTCTACATCTGAATCAATGGAAGTAAATTATCTTACTGCAAGCGTAAAAGCCACTTTAAAAGGTAATGTAACTATCAATACTGGTAGTGGCTTACTAGCTATAACTTCTCATAGTAATGATATTTCTATAGAAGGTAATGTAAACATAAGCGAATACACTGATAATGGAAGCACTGTTAAAAGTAATTTTAATGTGTCTGGTTCTATTACAGCTGGTGGAACATTAGCAATTACTGGCACATCTACTTTTGAAGATAAAGCTACTTTCAACAATGGTGTAGAAGTTGTTAAGGGTGCAAAAGTCACTAATGGCTTAGAATCAGATACAATTACATCTACTTCATTGACGACTGATACGGCTACAGTTAACGACACATTAACAGCTGACGCAGCTACAATCGCTAGTGAGGAAGTTAGCACATCTACAATTAATAAGCTTACAATAGGTAATAGTTTATCGATTGAAGGTGATGATACATCTGCTACTATTGATACACTTACATCAAATAGAGTAACTGTAAATGAATATGTTTCTGCTCCTAGTGCTAAAATAGATGATTTATCTTCCAATAGCGTTAAGTTCACAGATGAATTTACAGATGGAACTACATCAATAGTTGGTATAGTTAATACGATTAGTGAAAGCGATGAAGAAGTATCTTCTTTTTTAAGTAGTATAGTAAGTGATTACACAGAAGAATAAAGTTAAATATATATAATTAAACAAAGTTAATTATAGAAATTTATGGAGGAAATATAAATGGCAGACGAAACAACTGAAACAACATCAGAAGTTGATTCAACAGATACAGAGGCAACAACAGTAGATACATCAACAGAGACAACTACTGAAACAACTACAACAGATTCATCTGACGATTCAACAGAAAATGCTCATCTTGACAAAGAAAAGATGTATGATGAAGATGTAGTTTATGAAACAGCTGATGGTGAAACAAAGAACACTGTTTTCAGACCAACAGATGAAAATGGAGTTCCTATTCCAGTTACTACTAAGAACTTTGGTAGAGAGGAACATCACCACGTATTTGGACCAGCTGTATTCAAAGAAAACTAATTAATAATTAGAAGGGGGTTTATACATGGCTGTTGTAATTATTGAAAACAATGGTAGGTTAATGAAACCCCAATCTTTTAATGAAGAAACTGGGGAATTAACTGAATGGGTAGACAACCCATACATGGTCGGTTCAACACAAGAAGAAAAACCTTTCCAAGAAGATTTGGCTTCTTCAAATGATTGGACCGAAGAATATTGGTTCGATGATTATTCTGCTGAAAAGAAAGCAGAGCTTATTAAAAAGTCTAATGTGAGAAGTTCCACATAACTTCAATAATCATGAGAATTAAAGGCTGCCAAAAATGGTAGCCTTTTTTTATAGAACAAAGAAAATGGGAAGAAAGAAATTAGCAAAAGAAGAATTTTTTAACAGAGTAAGAAATCCAAATTATATTATAAACAAAGACGAGTTTGTAGATTTATATACAAAAATAAATGTAATGTGCATAGAGCATGGATTGTTCCAAATATTGCCATGTAATATGCTTTATAAGAATGAAGGTTGTAAATTTTGTGGTATTGAAAAAATGGCAAAAACAAAATCTTTAACAAGACAAGAATTTATTAAAAAAGCAAAAAAAATCCACGGAGATAAATATGATTATTCACTCGTGGATTATGTTAATAACAAAACAAAGGTTATTATAATTTGCAAGAATTGTGGCTTAAAATTTATGCAAGAGCCAAGAAACCACTTAAATGGACAAGGGTGTCCAAATTGTTTTAGGAAACAACGACAATACCAAGACTCTCAAGACTCTTTATTTGAGCCAATAAATCTCCAGTAGCATCCAAGTGCAATTTAGCACCTGGCTTGAGAACTTTACCATTTACCAAAGTAACCTGTTTATTAGAATAATTTGTAATTGTCATTTATTTACGCTCCTCCAAAGCATGTAGTATACATTTAACTTTACCCTTTGATACTGTTTCTATAACATTACCGTCTTCGTCTTCTACATTGTAATTAAAGAATGCTTCCTTGCTACTGCTTGTATTCTGTATAACTTTACCATTAACAATATCTCCGTTAGACATAATACTTGCACCATTCTTTAATTTTCTTACTATGTAGTAATCATCTGTTTCTACTATATCTTCTTTTATATCGACTGGCATAATAGTAGCTTTATGCAAGTCTTCAATAGGATAATCAAGATAAGCTCTTTCTATTCTAAGAGTCACTTCTCTTTTGGAAATTTTATCTTGGTTTTCTCCAACTTCTACAGAACCAACGTTTGTAGGTTCCGAACTTTGTATCAATACATACTGGTTATTATATACTGTATAATAAGGTCTGCTAAATGGTGTAGCAAGCATTATTTGAGATATAAGTAAATCTGCTTGTCTTTCTGTCATAGACAGAATTGATACCGTGTATTTGATAGAACAAATGACTGGTGCTCTGTATTTAAAGTTTCCAGAGCTTCTTTTACAAGTCATATATTTCCAAGCACCCATTTGTTGCCCATGGTCTATTTCTATACCAGATTGATAATATGTAATTAAAGGTCCTACATTACTACCGTTAGCAAAATAGTTTTGCTCTTTTGCATAGGCGATAGGGTCTGTAGCATAAGCAATTTTTGGCTTGCTGTCTTTTGCTTCTTGATAGTCATGAGTTATCTTTTCTAAACATTCCTTGATACAATTTGCATAGCCTTCAAGAGTGTTAAATTCCTCAGTCATATTTTCCTCCTAAATTGTATCTACTGCCCAAGCCATATTGATTTCTCTTTATGATTTCGGCATAATCATTTGGCAAGCCATCAGCTTTAGCAAGGTTCATAAGTTGTAATTGACATACCCAAGTTATATATCTTCCATAGTTATCATCTTTTGGTAAAGCTGAAACTACTTGATATAAACGCATCCTATCTGTCAAAATAGCAGCACCATTAGTAATAACATCTGGCACATTTTTATAAATAGAATTATTTAATAACAGTTCCTTGTTTCTTCTTGGTAAGAGCTTAAAGTTGGCTACATCTAAAAAATCAAGAGTATCACTATCTCCTACGTAGTCTAAATGTATTAAGCTTGTTTCGTTATTTACATCATGTATAAACTTAAAGACATTTCCTTCTAATTTTTTTTCAAATAAAACCTCTGAAAAGTTTCTTACTAAAAGACTTTTAGTAGAAGCTTCTATGAACAAAGGTATTTTACTTTTGTTTGTTATGGTTAACTTTCCACAACCTTCGGTTTTTAGTTTATTAATATTATATACCATTCTACCGAAATCAAACTCGATAGCTAAAGCACTTTCTTTTTCAGAATAAATATCAACCCCTAGTTGAGATACAAACTGATTAGTTTTATAAATTGCCCTTTGTTCATAATGAGGTAAGTATATTCTTCCATGAGTTTCTTCTCCATAAACATCAGACTTTACTGTTTCTTCTTTATCAAGTAAGAAAATATAGCATTTTCTTCCAGTAGTTTCAACAGCATGGTCGTGTTGGTCTGCTATAAATTGCAGATTTGTAGAAGAGTTCATTGCATCTATATAGTTAAAATTATCGCTCATTATACCTTTAACTTAATAATTAAAGATTACTTCCTCTCCCAAAGAACGATTATAGAGATTTACTTTCTGTGGTGGCTCGCCTTTGCGTTCATGGAATCTTCTATCAGAATTTAGTTCATTAGCTTTCTTTTTCATAGTATAGAAGTCCATAATCTTTTCTTTTATTTTTTTAGTTTCATCTGTCTTTATTTCTTCTCCATCTTTATCAAGAAATCTAATATTAGTAATCACATTTAATGCTGCGTCTATAACTATTTTGTCTATATCACCTTTAGCATATTTTCTGTTTGCTGCATTCTCTACAGATTTTATAAATGTTTTGTAATAGCTTTTAGAGAGAGCTTTATTAAAAAGTTCTTTTCTGTCTTTTCTTTTAATTTCAGCTTCAACATTATCCATTTCTTTCTCAAATTCTTCTGTGAAAATTGTTTCAAAATCTTTTTTCATAAGGTTTCTCCTAAAGTTATCTTGACAGAGTTAGGCAATGGTTTTAATATTAAGTATGAATAAAAAACTATTAGAGGAGAAATGGATATTATTAGATAAGCCAACTAAAGTTACGGATAGAATAAGAATAAAGTGTAAAATTTGCGGAGTTATAGAAAAACACTTAGTATCTAATTTGCTGGAAGGCTATGGCTGTAGAAACTGTTATATTTTAAGTAGAAGAAAGAAAGATTTTATAGAAGAATGCAAAAAGCTTTATGGAGATAAAATAGACTATTCTCATACAATATATATAAATAAGAGAACTAAAATTCAATATATTTGTAAATATTGTGGCTTGCAAGAGCAATTACCTCTTGAACATCTTAAAAGAGGTTGTAAAGGTTGCAACAAAAAGAAAAGTGGAAATAAAGAAAACTTTATAAATAAAGCCAATAAAATACATAACTACAAATACGACTATTCTCTTGTAGAATATCAAAATAAATATTCTGTAGTTAAAATAGTTTGTCCAGTTCATGGTATGTTTGAGCAAGAAGCAAGAGTTCATTTACAAGGTTCTGGATGCCCTAAATGTAGAAGCTCTAAAGGTGAAAAGAAAATTAGAGAAATACTAAAATCTAATGGAATAGTGTTTGAAGAACAGAAAAAGTTTGATGACTTAAAAGATAAAAGTCATTTATCTTATGACTTTTATCTTCCAGAAAGTAATACATTGATAGAATATAATGGTATTCAGCACTATGAAAATTCTTTTAATAAAACAAGAAAAGATTTTCTTTTGCAAAAACACCATGATTGGCTAAAAAGGAATTATGCAAGAAAAAATAATTTTAATCTTATTGTAATTCCTTTTTGGAAAAATGATATAGAATCTATCCTCTTATAAATACACCACCTTGGTGTCCTTTCCAGTATGATACAACGTTTTCAACCATCTTTTCACCTCTAGCGTATAAATCATTAGCATTAAAAGTAAGGTTTGTTTCACCAGTGGCTAATTGCGAACCATACTGTCCACGAATATTTCCCATAGTCATTAAACACTTTCCATGAACATATTGTATAATAAATGGATTAGCTAAACACTCTTCCTCTGACAACGGTGCTCTATATCTAATTCCTACGTGTGTATATCTTGTTATATAAGAAGGATATATAAAAATACGATTATCATGAATTTCCCATGTTGGATTAATTCCAAGTGTTTGCCTAAAGTCTTGAATAGACATAAGACTAATATAATAGTTTTGAGAAAATTCAGAGCCCAATACTCCACCTCTTGCTATAGACTGGGCAAAGATTAATGAGAACAAATCATTATCTCCACCTTCTGATGGTATGAAGTCTGTAGAATAGAATGTAATAGGGAATATTGGTTGGAATATAATGTCTACAATATCTTTTTTTGTTTCAATGACATTAGGGATTTTAAAACCTTTATCCCAATCTCCTTCGAGAACACATTTGTAAATGTTTGTATCATCTTCATCACTCCACAACTTATAAAGATTAAGTGCTTCTTTAAGGAATAAGTTCATCTGTTGGTCTGTAATTTCCATAGGAATCAAAGGCTCACCAGTATATTTTCTTACATCCTCGTAGAATTTAGAATAGTCTATAGAATTAGCATTAGCGTCTTCACCTTTAGCAAAGCTTACATCTCCAAAGATATAAGGTGCAGCATCTCCACTAACTGAAATATAAGCTTTACTTCCTTTAGTTTCAGTAGTAAGTATTACTCTATCCTTATTGTCTTTACTACACATTCCAATTCCGTCTGGATAATAAGAATTAATTTCTTCAATTACATCTTCTATTCTCCAGAGACTATCTTTATTATTCTTAGGAAAAGCAAAATGAATAGTTGTTGTTCCTTTATCTGTTTCTATAAACAAAGTTTTTCCATTAAGACTTTCTGCTACTGGTTCTCCTTGACCATCTACCCATTCTTTTGTCCCCATTAAAATAGCAGAAGTATTTCCTTGTTCATCGAGATACGTATCATCTTCCATATAGAAGAAAGGTGTGTCCAAATAAGCTTTTTCAGTTCCATTAGAATCAAAGAAACATCTAACAAAGAAATCTTTATTGCTAAAATTGTAGGTCTTTATTTTGTCAGCAAATGTATAGAAATCGTTTATACCACCATTAAAGTTTCCATTA